AAAAGAAAGGAAAGCCCTAATGATATCAACCGCATTAGCAATACAAGAGGCAACAAGCGATGCCGTTCACGATGAGGAAGTTATGGGAATGGCTGCTGCTATTTTTCATCACAGACACGAATTAAGTGAGGACGATTTCGTAAAAGCGATGTTTATGTATTCTGCTCACTTATCAGCGATGACCGCTACTCTAGTAACTCACGCCTGCTTGACCGAAAGCCAAATAAATGATATGCTAGAAACAATAAAAGAAATGGATTCAATGGGAAAGGATATTGAAAATGGAAACAACTAATGAAATAGTAGTGCCAGCACACTACAACCCTAATCAAATCGTAACCTATAAGATTATTGATTCTGATTCTGGTTCGCTACCAAGCGACTATACAAATTGGTATCCAACAGTAAAGGTTAGCGACCTTGAGTGGGAATTACACCAATACCGCAGAGAAAGCCGAGAACTTAATAGATATACTCAAAAAGTGACTATGTTAGAAAGTCGCCTACCTGATTACCTTGATATGGATTCAGAGGAAATCGTTGCTGATATTTGTAGTATATTTGGATTTAATCCTACTAAGGAAATTGAATTTGAGGCTACCGCCACAATTAGAGGAACAATATCAGTTCCGTTAGATGAAGTTGCTAACTTTGATGTTAGTGATATTGACTTAAATGTTTATGCTGAACTAAGTTCATATGACGGAGATGTTGATGTTGAGATAGATAATATCTATAAAGCGTGATAGTAGGGCTATCCAAGACCTGAGCATGTCTTAAAACTGCTCCACCTCAAATTTCGAACCGATCTTGTTTAATTTGTCAAGTTACGAACGATGTCCGATTTGCCCCAATTTACAAACTAAACTTGATTTTGTCAGTATCTTATGATAAACTTATTAAAACACTACGGAAAGGAAAAAAATGGCTCATGAATTAGAAACGCAAAATGGCGTTGCTTCATTTGCTTCTTTTAGAGAACCTGCTTGGCATGGTCTTGGCACAGTTTTCTCAGAAGAAAAAACAACAAGCGAAATGCTTGCTGCTGCTAATCTAAATAATTGGAATGTTAGATTGGTTGATGTTGAGATTCCAAATACCCTTACATCAGATAAGGCTTATCAATATGTTGTTCGCACTAACCCTACGGATAACACACAGACCGATGTTCTCGGTGTTGTCGGTGAGCGTTATCATGTTTTACAGAATGAAGATTTATTTTCATTCGGTGATAATATCCTAGACGGCGGAGGTCGCTGGGAAACCGCTGGTTCAATTCGTGGAGGGCGTGTAGTATTCGGCTCTCTTGCTCTTGAGCGTGAAACAGTATTAGACCCTAATGGTGTTGCGGATAAAGTAAAAACTTATTTACTTATCAACACAAGCCACGATGGCTCTATTGCTATTCAAGCGTCAATAACACCCGTTCGTGTTGTATGCGCTAACACTCTTAATCTTGCTCTTGGTTCTAAGCGTGGCAAGAACGCTATCAAGCAATCATTCAAGATTCGTCATACACAGACCGCTAACGGCAAGGTTCAAATTGCTCGTGAGGCTCTTGGTCTTGCTAATGCTTATATGGACGCTTTTGATGTTATGGCTAAGGCTATGATTGAAAAAGAAATTACAGCGCAACAGTTCAATGATATTGTTCTTGCTGCTTATCCTAAGCCTGACAAAGACGCAGCGAAAGTTGCTCTTACTAAATGGACCAATAAGGTTGATGTTATCAATGACATCTATACAGGTCAATTTAATGGAATGATTGCTAACACCGCTTGGGGTGCTTTCAATGCTCTAACTGAACGCCTTGATTGGCACAGGTCTGCTCGTGGTGGTAATACTGAGGCAATGCTCGCTGCTGCTTCTGGATTTGACCCAATGATTACAGCAGAAAAAAATCGTCTGCTTGGTATTGTAAAAAATACTTTAGCGATTGCGTAAGTAATCGCAACTCCTGAGTAAGAGTATAAACTGCTCAATTTTTTTTACAAAATTCCCAGGATCTTAAAATTTTCGAAATGAGATTTTTTTATTTTATTTAATTACGAAGGACTTGCCTTTTCCCTAGGTTTTTGCTATTATTAGTTTATGACCCTAAACGTAGAAATATATGAAATGGAATACTCCGTATCTCCTGGTGGCGTTGACTGCTGGGAAATGACTATTGGCAATAAATGCTATTCAGGTTTTAAGACTGCTGGACACGCATTGGACCACTTGCTAATTATGCACCCTTCTGATACATTTGACTTATCAGTGACTTCTCTTAACGCATACCACAAAGAAATAGAAGAGGTAGGGGCATAATGAAACAAATAACAATACAGTTTACATTTGATAATGAATATACTGAGGAAGAGTTTCTTGCCAGTATGGATTCATGGATAAATGATTTTATGGATACAAGCATGGCTGATAACATGACTTATGAGGTATTAGAGGACGTAGAATAATGTCTCGACTGTATACAATTGATGAATTAGTTACAGAGATCTATGAAGACAACCTATCTCATTTTGATGACAGGGATACATCGGATGACTGTGATTGTCATATCCATACTACTATTAGGACTATTGTGCAATATTGGGAGTGACTTGACATCCCCCTGACATTTTGCTAAAATTGCATTACGAACTCAACAGAAAGGACCCCCTGTGCCAAACTGGTGCTACAACTATCTTGACATATCAGGTGATGAAACCCTGATTGCAGATATAAAACGACAACTCAATAAGCCATTTGTAAAGGACCATGATTCATGGAATGCTACAACAGGACAAATGGAAGTATCTCAAACCGCATACTCAAATCCTGTATTTGCTTTTCATAATATCTATAATCATATTCAGGACGGTATCTCTGATGAAGAGTATCTAAAGCAACCTGACCATAGCCTACCATTAGAAGAATCTCTTATGTTCAAAGGCAACCATTGGTATGACTGGAATGTAAGAAACTGGGGAACCAAATGGGATGTAGCAATTAGACATGGTGAGGAGTATCCTGAGACTGAGTTAATGGAAGAAGATGAGACTTCTCTTGCATACCGTTTTAATACCGCTTGGTCTCCGCCTATTGAGGCTATAACTAAACTATCAACACAGTATCCAACTCTTAACTTTAATCTATCTTATGAAGAAGAAACAGGTTGGGGTGGCGAGGTTACACTGCTTAATGGTTTTATCACTACTGTTGAAGACTATGGTAGTAAGTGTAGAGATTGTGATTCATTAGATACCCTTGAATACTGTGAGAACGATTGTGGAGAAATCTGCAGCGATTGTAATTACATGGGTGAAGCAGACCTTGACTGTGTTGCGGAATGTGATATCCATAAAGTATACTTAGACGACGAGCATGTTCCTGAATACAGAAGGGTAGACAAATGAACCTAGAAACATTAATTGAATTTATCAAGATTACTATTATTAGTCTTGAGCAAGATTTGGACGGTATAGCAGAAGCGATGATTTTATTAGACCCTGCTTCTAAAGACTACACTGAATTAGATATAGAACACACTTACATAAGTGGACAAATCATGGGTATGAGATATATACTTAGTCAAACACAGGAAGGATAAAAATGGAAATAGCACCAACAACTCTGGACCCGTATCTGCAGAGACAGGTCGACCATGGTATCAGCGGTATTGATGTCATGCATGGCCACCTCAAAGTTTTAATGCTGGAGGCTGAACAAGAACTGACAGAGGCGCAGCGTATTGAAGAGGAGAACGACTTTAGTGACGCTATGGAATCTATGGAGCGTAAATATTGGGAGGGACAGGTAGACGCACTTGCTAATCTATATAGTTTAACATATGACCTGTCATTTGCCATTGCAGCCAAGGAGGCGACCAATGAATGAATGGATCCAGTTGACAATCCCATTAGACTTTGATACTATTAACACAAACCACAGAAAGGAAAATAATGAATACTAAAAACCTAACACTAATAGGTCATTTCGGAGTAGACAGCGGGCAAGCCATGGTTGGAGACCCTTGCTATCTTGATGAATGGAAACCATGGAATTCAGAGGAGGACAACTTTGAGGACCATGTAAATAAAGTTGGCGAGTATGGCTACCTTGGTGCCTGTAATGCTACCCTTGATAAAGGTTACGGAGAATTAGGAAATGGTTCTGCCGTTGCTTTCTCTACAGGCTATGGCGATGGATACTATCCTGTCTATGCTGAAATCAATGAGGACGGACGAGTTGCTAAGATTGTTATTGATTTTGTAGGAGATGATGAATAGTGGGAGCACGTTGTAACTTTGTATTTAAACAATCAGAGGACCACGCTGTGGCCTTATACAGCCACTGGGATGAGGACCATATGTATGAGTTGCTTGCAGCAGCCCTGCAGCATGCACGTCCACGTCTACAAATGGGGGACATTGCATATGCTACCCGTATGGCTATTAGTTATATTATTAAAGATTCTATTCTGGATGAGACTGGCTATGGTATTACAGCCATGGACCCATCAGACCAAGGCTTCTTAGACCATCCAATCACAATTGACCTCACTGACATGACCGTGGGCAGCGGTGAAGACTGGCACAATATTGAAGACTTTATTAATTATAATCTTGTGACGACGGTCACTAAATAAAAGAGGGTTGGGTCCCCTCTTAATAGGAGGGCAGGTCCCCTTTCTGACTTGCCCTCCACATCTTTTTCTGATACACTGAGGAGTGTTTATGCGTATATCTAAAGCAATGGTGCCCGAAGAACGGGTAGCCAAAAGAGTCAAGGCTATAGTTGAAGACCTAGACCTAGACCTAGAACAGGCTGGCATAATGATTGCTAGAACCCTTCCACACTTGACTTTCACAAGATTAAAGTATATAATGGAAGTTGCTAATGATGAAAAAGAAATGATATTAAATCCGCAAATTAGACAAGATAGGTGGCGACAAGGTGGACTATGGTAAAGCAGTAGGTATCCTAAGATACTTAAAAGAAAATGAACTTGACATAGTAGACATAGAGTTTTTGCCATCAGAGTTTTTTATAGAGTTTGAGGAAGGACTACAACTTGCCGTATTTGTTGATGGTGGTTGGGCTAAACTAACTTCAGAAGGAAAAGTAGTTATTGACTCAATTTGGGGAATACTTTGTGCTCTTAGAGATATAAGCCCCAATGTTATGTATGATAACCTGCTTGACTTTTTTAAGGCTCAGGCAATAGATGCTGAAGTTGTCCCTATTGAACAGGGCAAGAAAAAGAAAAAATCTAAATAATCTTTAGACCGCTGCTGCGGTTCGATCTTTCTTTGTGTATATTAGATTACGAACCATTATATTTTTTCCCAGATTTTTAGATTACGAAGCCCATTGTTTAAGCCCAGGGGATATGGTAAACTAGATCTATGACTTTTGAAACCAAGTGTGACATATTAGGGCAGTTCTGGTTTGAATTTAGAGATGATGAGAAACTAAAAGACTTTATCGAATACAACGATATTGGTTTGCCACTAGCATGGTTTATATCCACACATGTTGTTATGCCTACCTCGATGGCAGAAGAGTATGTCAACGAAACCTTTGATCTCTTTATATCTGCATTTGAGATTTCTCATGAAGAAGCAGATCTATTTACAAACCTTAATGATCTATTAGCCTATGTTGAGGGTAGAGAATAACAAACCATAATATGGCCAAACCATAATAAATGATGTTATTATTGATATATGGCCAGACATTTCTATAGACTCAATAATCCAAAAGCAGCCAAACAAGAAGACATTGGTTTGACTAATGCCTTTGTAGCCTTTACTCATACTATAGGTCTTAGTAGGTTCTTTTTCTTTATCCCGCCGCTTTTTGGCGGGCATCAAGAGCGGCCTATTACGAGCGGGGATCAAAAAGATTACAAACCCCATCACAAAAACCTCTATAAGTAAGTAACAAACCATATTTCCTGGTTTTCTGGTTTTTTAAAACATTTTAAAACATAATAAAAAGTATTACGAACTTATTGGATTTTTTCCAGAATTTTGGGCAAAAAAAGATTACGAACGCTATTGACAAACCCCCATATTTAGGCTATAATGCCCAAACCTTATATGATGGTTTGACAATATCGGGCATATATGGTATGAGGGTTTGTGAGGTTTGAAGATATAGGGATGTAAGGTTTGGCAGCGACATTACGATCCCGCCTTATAAAAACGTTCCATCCTCCACTATCCTCCACTTTACTCCACTTCTACTCCATATAGAAATAATATCAGTAAGATTTATCTGTGGATAACCTGTGGATAACTTCTATATTCAAACCAATATAGATGTGTCTAACCTGTGGATAACTCTGTCTTTTCCCATCCACACTGTTGACAATAATAAACTATCTTCGTATCAGATATCCTAGTATAAACCTGATGTAAATGCATTGGGCTATTATAAAACCTTTTAAGCGACGGTACACATAAAACCACCTTTGGTCCCATATGGGATATATTCTACTATGGGGGATAATGGGGATACTTTACATCCCCTCCATTTTATCGGGGATATAGATATATTAACCCATAGTGCTCGTTTAGAGCATAGGGGGGTTTGTATTTCTATTTTCCGCCGAACTTTAGCATAACTCATGATACAATCATAAATAATGAGCAATTTAAGAACTATAGAATCAGTTTCAATATGTACATATCCCAGATCTGGTAGCGTTTATCTGTCTAATTTGATAGTAGCCAAAACTGGATATCAATTTCCTAAATATCATTATTTTGTAGAAGGTACCATTATAGTTGTAGTCAGAAATCCTTTAGACTCAATAACATCTGAAGCAACAAAACTTTCTCATTATGATGAATTTTATAAGATTTCTGACTTAATCAAAAAATATTCTGGTTTTTATACAGAGTTGTTAAAAAGACCTGCAATAATATTTAAATATGAAGATTTGCTACAGAATCCTGATGGCATTATCAAAACATTAATTAAAGAATTGAATATAACTGAAATAAATGAAACCCCATTTGAAGAAGTTCAAGATAATATTAGTGAAAAACATATAACAACCAGCACTAAGTCATCACACTATGATCTTGTTAAAGAAAAGGTCAAAGAATATGATTTAAAAGAATTAAATAAATTATATGAACAAGTAAAAAATAAAGCATTAAAACCTTAAATGAAGTGTATAATATAAAAATGGGTTATAAGATAAATGGAAAAGACATAGGACATGATCCAGACTCTTTTGATAGGTCTGATGCTTATAAACAGTATTTTGAGAGGGTAAGCAATAATAAAGAAAATATCATAGTTATCAATAATTTTTTAGATTATCAAACTTGTGATGAATTAATAAATTATACAAAAATGTTTAATGGACAGAAAATACCTTGTCAATGGGATGAAAATGGACAAGAGTGTAATTGGTTTCAAGTATTTAACAGCCCTCCAATGCAAAGTTTTGCATGGCTTTTTGACAAAGTTGGTGCGTTAATAGAAAATTCTTTTTCTGTAAAAATAATACCAAGACCAAATCAACCAATTTGTGTAGTGAAATGGGATGCAGGAACAAGTTTAGGAGTTCATGTAGATGACATCGGTAATCCAAATGCAAGTCCTTTAGCCAGCATTATATATTTAAATGATGACTATGAGGGCGGAGAATTATATTTTCTAGATCATGACTTATTAATAAAACCTAAAAAAGGTGATTTGATTTATTTTCCAGGAACGTATAATTTTGCTCATGAAGTCAAAACCGTAATATCTGGAACAAGATATACAGTACCATTGTGGTACGATATAGTATAAAATATGAATGATGCCTTGAACATTGTCAAAGATTGGGCAATAGTTACAGTTCCTCGTACAGGAAGTCATTATCTACAAGAAAGACTATTTGTACATACTGGACATGTAGTGCTAAAATATCATGAACCTAAACCTCAGACTTGGGGTTATGCAATTGGAGGCCTTCTAAATAACAATGCTCGTTTTTGGAGCGGGTTGGAAATAGGTCAACTCAAAATGATAACCATAGCCAGGGATCCAAAAGATTTACTTATATCAGACATTACTATGGCTATAAAGCAAAAACATAGAAACTTTGAAGACATATCATTATTACAAATAAAAGATATACAAGATAGGGCTAACCAATATTGTGATCATTATACAAAACTATCAAGCCAAAGCAAAATAATAGTAGACTATGATCAACTAGTGTCTTATCCATTTGAAACAACCTGTCATATAGCAAATTTATTAAATATTAAAATTATAACAGAAAAATATAAAACTAAACTAAAAGACTATAAGAATGGTTATATGGTAAGTAGTAAAAATGCTTCAGGCTATGATGTTATCAAAGAGGCTGTAGGCCAAGTAGATTTGTTTAAATTTTACGAGGCATACGATAAAATCAAGTCTAAGTGTATTTCTTTATAGATTTATTGACCAAACCAATTATCTTTCTTTTGGTTATTTTTGAGGCATCAAATGTCTCCGTATAGCCCCCATATGGCATGTCTTCCTTATGTAGGTAATAGCCGTATTTATCCCTTAGTATTTGTAGTACTGTAGATTCTATTCTTCTACATCCCCGCCGATCTTGAAAATACCAATATGCCACTAATTCCCACCCCTTGGCCCTATGTTGGCGAAACCTTCTACCTGTGATATCCCCCACACCTACCTTGATGGCATGATATTTTTCATGATAAATCACATATAGAATGGACATAAAGGTATTATATAATGGGTTTGCCATGTTATCTCGTGAGTCCAAGATTGATTCTATAGTTGAAATTATTTATGATCAACTTAAAGGAAAACACAAGGATAGGTTGGCTAAGCAATTGGCAGAAGAAATATTGGATGCCATAGAAGACGAAGCCCCTACTTGGTATGAGCATGGATAAAGAAAAAATAAAATATCTTTGCTACAGTTGCGGTGTTATATTTATGATAGATATTGATATTAAGGACAAATGGGAACATTGTCCAACATGCTATAATAAATAAATGGAAAAAGCAAAATGTTATTATTGTGACGAAGAGTCAAAATATACTCAGCCAGGAAAAAATACAGGCAAGATTATAGACGTCTGCGAAAAACATTTTGATTTTAAACATTGGGGATAGGAGATAATATGAATACAGAAGAGTGGTCAAGAGAGACTAAGCAGAAGGTTATTATATCTGTTATGGTTATTCTAGCATCATTAGTATTCTTTGCCCTTATCTAATGAAACAGTCTAATGACAATAAGTCAGAAACGCAACGTAAAAGGGCTGAAAAAAATAAAAATCGTATGTCTGACAAACCATACCTATCTAAACATGAGAGATGGGAATTAAGAGAAAGATTACGAATAATATCTGAAAGTCTATCAAAGTTTTAAGGATGAATGTAAATAGAATGAACATAAAAGATAAGATAGATAATATATTATTTAAAATTGGACAAGAAATAAAGATACATAAAATAAATTCTGATAATACTATTATTGAAATAGATTATGACAAATATTCTGATGAAATTTTAAAACTTTTTGAAGAATATAAGGATATCTAACTTTACAATTTTGTCGGTTTAGTGTATACTAAAAGTATGAATGGAAAAATTGTTATTTGTCCCGTGTGCAAAAAAGAAACAGAAGTGCGTTGGGGTATTTTTGCTCATGATACACTAAATAGACATATGAAGGAGCACAAGTGACAGAATATAAGTTTGATGATCCAGACAATGAAGGCTATGAGATTATTGTTCCTAAAGAAGTGGTTAAAAGCATACTCATAAAGCATTATGCCAAAACCTTTTATTGGGCAGTAGGATTATTTTCATTTATAATTGGATTTTTAATAGGAGTAATTGTATGAGTAGAGAGCCAGTAGAGTTTGCAGAATTAGAAAAATCAGTTGTTGTTACACTTAAAACCAAATGTCCTGAAAAATATTTGTTGGTAGATAGACAAACTGGAGATGTATTTGTTGCTAAAGAAACTGGAGAATGGGAGTTAGTTCGTGGGGGTCCACACAGACATGTACGACGATGATAGTTTAGAGTGGGAGTCAGTGAGAATTGATAACTCCCGTCCACCATTACGATGGCTGGCAAATTTAGCAGGACACTTTGCATCAAATGCTATGATGCGTATGTTTGATAGAGAAGAAAATGGCATTGATTCTTCTTTTGGATATAGAATAGATGGATTTATTTGGGAAAAACTTTGGCCAATTTATGATAGATGGGGAACTTTTTATCATATGAAAACAGAAATAGAGGAATAACAATATGCCATGTGGCTGTGGATTTTCAACAGAGTATCCAAATTGTAATGGTACTCACAGTGTTGTTAAGCAAGTTAAAGATAAAATAACTGAAGCCATTGAGGCTATTGATATTTCAGATGGTAAATTAAATGGTCTTGGTATGAAAATTCTTGTGTTAGAGGCTATCAAAAAAACTAAAGGCGTGTAATGATTAAGCCACCTTGGAGTGCCATTAGATGGGGCTATAAGGCTGTTATAGACCAGATCGTAAGTGACTATAGGTCTTGCCCTAATGTTGTTGAGATTAACAATAAACTATACTGTTATACCTGGTATAGACATGATGATTGTGTAAGAGTAATGAATATTCTATATAAGATTACGAAAGATGATTTGTATACCCTGCCAGAAATGAGGCCTGCAGTTAAAGAGGCTTTTGATGAAATGCTTGCTGATCCAGATACAGTAGAAATATTACGAAGACTTGAAGACAACGGTATTTGACAATCTACCCTGCCCTGTTCTATAATTAGTATACAACCTAAACAGAAAGGCTTTACAATGAAGAAACTTATCGCTATTATTTTTGCAATCTCTTTGATTGCTCCCTCGCCTGCTCAGGCAAATGAATTTCTAGAAAGGTCAAATTTACAGCAACAAATAAATAACCAGTACGCTTTGTCCCTTAATGCTGCAAACGATTATCATTCTAAAAATGTTTTAAGTATTCAAAATAATTATAATTCAAATCTTCAAAATATTAAAAACACTGCTGGCGTAAAAGAAACACAATCTATTGCTGATTACCAAAATGCAATGTTAGAATGGAAACAAGTTGACCAAGTTAAAATAGTAAAAAGCATTGACATCGTGAAAGATACAGGATGTAAACCAAGTTCTGTAGATAGATATGGTGTAGCGCAATCAAAAGATTGCGTAGTCGACGTTAACATTTTAAATTCAAGAAGTTCAAATGGTGTTAATTCTTTAATCAGACTTTCTACTCAAGATGGAGGAAGGAGGGATCTTGGGCCTACTGGTGCTCCTGTGGGACCAATACTTTCTGGAGAAGCCAAAGACAGCAGATATGGTCATTTTGGCATTCCTGGTGGAGATAATGTTATCTATCAGTTAGTTGCTGGCTGGAATGAGTGGGAAAAGCCAAACTGGATAGACTTTAACTGGGACTTTGAGTGGGAATATTCTCAAGCAGGAATGAGATGGGAAGTTCCTGCAAAAACAATTCTATCTTTTGATTTAGGATGGATATACCCTGTTAAAATTGACGGAACAAGAATTCCATATTCAGAATTTAGTGCTGCCAGGAATAAGGTAAAGACATCTTATGCGAATATGCTGTCTGCTCAGGCTAACCATAAAAAATTGGTTGCGTCTGCAAACGCTGAATATTATACGCAATTGTCAAATGCTGAAGCATATAAAAAATCTTTGATTGCAGATGCAGAAAGAATTAGGTTTGAAGCAGAATCTTCAATTAAGTGGGTTGATGATGCGAATCAAACATTAAAAAATTATTTTCCAGACAAAATTAAATCTGACTTGATGAAAGATGGATATTTTAAACCATTAAAGCCATTTTATTATACCTCAAAAACTGGAAGGTATATTGTAAGTGCTACACAGATTGATAAAAATACTGTAGTTGCTACTGCTGGTCCAGAGTATAAAAGATATAAATATGTCTATACAAAAAAAGAACAAGCCGATCACATGCGTATATCCAATAATCTGTTAAATCAGCAAACAAAAGTATATTACCAAACAATTGACCAAGCAAAATTTCAGGGATATGAAGTAAACTGCAAAGCAAAGAATCCTTGTCAAATTTCTTATAAAAAGAATTAATAACAATGACTAAGTTTGCTGCATTTATATTTTTATTACTAACATCAATAATTTGGGTTCCATTATTTTTAATAGTGTTTGCTTGGATTGTTGGATCTATATCGTGGGGTACGGTATTGGGAGTTACAATTTTATTTACTATAATATTTTTTAGTCAAAAAGGACTATAAAAATAAGGAGCAGTAGCCAAGTTGGTCAAGGCCCCGAACTCATAATTCGGCTATCGTAGGTTCAAGTCCTACCTGCTCTACAAGGTTCCGTTTATAGTTAGTTCAAATCCAATCAAGGTTGTTTACTTGACTTTGTTGTATCAAATCTGTATAATAATTATATGAAAAAACTTTTATCAGTATTTTTATCTTTATTTTTAATTTTATCTATACCCTTTTCCAATGCCGTTGAATTTGGTCAAGATGCAACTGGTGATCCAAATGCTGTCAAAGTACAAGGCGTAACTTCTGGTTTTCTATATTCTGAAAGAATTGTATTTACCGTTGCTCACTTTCTTGACTCTATGAAAAGTGTTGAACAATGGGAAAAAGATGGGTTTGTTTATGAGCCTGGAATTAATTCAACTATTGGAAAGAAGAAATACAAAGTTAAGAAAGTTCTTGTTGCACCTACATACCGACCAAGGATTGGCAAGGATCTGACCCGTATTGATGACTTTACTATTTTGATATTAGAAGAGGACTTGCCATTGAAAAATACAGTCAAAGTTGCAACAAATGCTGAAATTCAATCGTTTTTGAAGAATTCATCAAAGGTTCAAATGGTTGGATATGGATTGCAGAACCCTCAGCAAAGAATTAACCCTAGAACTGAATACCGTTCACCACATCGGATGGTCGGTAATTTGGTAGATAAGTCTCAACTTGAATC